TTACCCCTTTAATGTATAAAACTATTACTGTTGGTATTCCTACATCAGGACAACCAGCTATCTCAGGAACCATAGCTTATAACTTTTCAGGAACTAACATACCTATTACTACTGTAACAGGACAACGTATTACCTTTTGGCCTTTTAATTCTATTTCTACTTTTACAGAAACTAGAGAATTTGCTACTGATGTTATTAAAGCTAGGGGAACAGAGACACGTTATATTATTAGACCTATTCCTAGATTAACTTTAAATTATGATTATATCTATCTTACAAATAAAGAATTTACTTTAGCAAAGATAGCTGCAAAAACTGTAGCTAATACTGCTTTAGCTCAGGCTCTTTGGACAGAAGCAATAAAATTATCTAATCTAACTTCTGGTCAAACTATTATTACAGTTCAAACAGCTAATTTTGAATATACTATTGGAACTACAGTTGTTTTCTGGAAGTCCTATCTTATCTGGGAAATTGGTGTTATTGCTTCATTAACAACAACAACTATTACTTTACAACAACCTTTACAAGCTAATTATACCTCTTGTTGGATAGCTCCTATCTATATAGGTTATACAAGTAGTGGGATACAAATAACTTCAGATGAAGGTTATAGGAAAACAGGTAATATAAGTATAACTTGTAACTCTCCTTATTATGGAGCTATAAATCCTTTTACTTATTCTTTTCTCTCTTTACCTATATTTGATCTGCCTATAGTTGTATCTGGTACTATACCTAATAATTATTTTAGGGCTCAAGAAACAATAGATGTGATTTCTGGACAAGAACTTAGATTTGATACAGAAAATTATACTAGAGAATCGACAGCAATAAATATATTTGCTCCAGATAGAGCTACAGTAAATAAGTATCGTAGAATGTTTGATTATCTACAAGGTAGATATAATCTTTTTTGGCTTCCTTCTAATCAAAATGATGCTACAGCAGTAACAACTATTAATATAGGAACATCCTCATTAAAAGTAGTTAAGAATAATTTTGTTACTTACCCTATAGGATATATTAGAGTTGTAGGTACAGATGGAACTGGTACAGGACAAGTACAAGAATGTTATCAAGTAAGCGGTATTATTGATAATGGTGATGGAACAGAAACAATAGGTTTTGTTGTCGCTGCTACTAAAATTATTTCTACTATAACACAAGTACAGATATTAATTAAAGCTAGACTAGATTCTGATTCAATTAAATTTCAGTATACTACAAGGAATAAATGTACAGTTAACGTAACTGTTATTGAGGTTTTAGGCTAATAATGCTATACTTTTGTCTCTATATTTATTTGGTGTCATCATGGCTGAATTATACTTATTCCAACAATCAGGAACTTATGTAGGTTTCACACCTACTATGTTTAGTGTTACTCAAGCTGGTATAATTTATACTCCAGCTATTATAAAACGCTCAAATATAAAACTAACAGAAAACTTAGCTAAAAGTCCTATTACTATTACTTTTGATGCTTTAAATAGTTTTGCTAATGGTTTGCTTCAGTACGTACCAGAAGTTCCTGTTACTTTAACTATTTATAAAGATGGACTAACTTATTGGCAAGGACAAGTAACAGAAGTTAGTAGAAAATCATTAACAACAATAGATATAGCTTGTAGTTCAACATATTCTGTATCTGTTAGAATGAACTCAAGGTATCATATGAATCTTCATTGTAACCATACTTTATATAGTGGTCAATGTGGTGTTATCCAAGCTTTATGGGCTACTAATGGGGGAATTATAACCGCTACTTCTAATATATTAACTATCCCTACTTTAACACAACCTAATGGTTATTTTAATGGTGGTATAGCTACCTTAAATGGACAAACAAGAACTATTATTGAGAGTATAGGTACTACTGTTAGTCTAGCTTCTCCTTTTACTGGTATTATTAATGGTAATATATATCTATATCCAGGTTGTGCTTTAACAGAAACTGCTTGTGCTGGTTTTAGTAATATAGCTAATTTTCTAGGTTTTCCACGTACACCTTCCCAAAACCCTTTTTCTGCACAAGGATTATTATAATGCCAGTATGGGCGATTGTATTGTTAGTTTCACTAGCTGTTTCTGTGACAATGGCTGGCATAATGTTTCTTTTAATGCCGAAAGCTCCACCACCTCCGGGAACTCCTCCTTTAGCTTTACCTAGTACAGAAATAGGAAAAACTGTACCTGTTTTATTTGGTTCTAGGGTTATTACTAATCCAAGTATAGTTTGGTGGGGTGATTTTGCTATTATTAAAGTACCAGCTCAAGCTGGAGGTAAAAAATGATTATTGTTGAAGATAAAATTATAGTTATTCGGGATGCAAGAGAATTAGGAGGTTGTGTTGGAGGCTGGCAATCTTTTGTAGAAGCACATGGTTTCGTTTGGAAGAATGTAGTGCTACATGGTCTTCTAGCAAGTGAATTATTAGCTACAGGTGATGCTATGGCAGAAGAATTAGTTAAATTTGTTTATGCTAGGGATAATTTAATATGAGTGGGGGTGGTAAGAAAGGTGGAACTCCTAAAATACCAAACTACTATGTAGGTATACATTTTGTATTATGTCACGGGCCTATAGATAAGATAACCCAGATTTTTTGTGATACTCGTTCAGCTTGGCAAGGTAATCAAGGACAAGGTTCTCTTTATTTTGACCAAAGTAATCTATTTGGGGGTATTAGTAGAGAGGGTGGTATTAAAGGTACTTTAGATGTTTGTCTAGGTGGTTTAACCCAAACAGCTAATTCTTATCTTCAATCTAAAGAAGTTAACCCTATCTCAGCTTTTCGGGGTATCTGTTCTATAGTATTAAATCAATTTTATGTAGGTCAGAACTATTATCTTAAACCTTGGAGTTTTTTAGCTACTAGGTTACATGTAAGGCATTATACAGGTACGACTCAATGGTTTGACGCTTATGCCGAAGTACCTAGTCCTTCTATTTATACCTATAATAATAATATAAATGCTAATTTACTATCAATTACAAATGTAGGTTCTGTTGCTATCTGTAATTTTGATGGAGATCATACTTTTACTTCTGGTGCTACAACAGCCGAAGTATCCCCCGGACTTCTAGTAACTGTTTCTGGTGCTACAGATAATTTATATAATGGTACTTTTAAAGTACTATCTAGTAATTATACAACTACAACATTTAGTTATCAGATGAATGGGACTCCTACTTCTTCTGCTATCGGGCCTCTTAGAATACAAGAAGGAGGAGTAACCTATTTTGATGCTGCCTTAATAAATGCAGTACATGTATTACATGAATGTTTTACTGATCCAACTTGGGGTTATGGTTACCAAGACTCTCAATTAGATGAAACAAGTTGGGAACTTGCAGCTACTACCTGTTGGAATGAAGGTTTAGGTTTCTCTTGGTTATGGGATAGTGGTACTTTACAAGATTTTATAGCTGATGTACTAAAACATATAAATGGTAATATTTACCAAAGTAGAGTTGATGGTAAAGTATATATAAAATTAGTTAGACAATTAACATCTACTACAGGTTTACTTACACTTAATTCTTCTAATATTGTAAGTATACAAGACTTTCATATTAGCTCTATAGGTAATTTAATTAGTAGTGTAACTGTTAGTTATTATGATAATTCAACACAAGCACAAGCTACTTCTATCCCTGTTACTAATATAGCTTTAGCAGCAAGACAAGGTGGAAGTAATGCTAAGACAATATCTTATTCGGGTGTTACTGATCTAGGTGTAGCTCAAAAATTAGCAATTAGAGATTTACAAACTCTTTCAACTCCTACTTATACTTTTACTGTTGTATGTGATAGAAGTGCAATTAACCTAAATATAGGGGATGCTTTTCTTTTTGATAGATCTGATTATATTAACTCTATTTTAACTATGCGAGTTGCTTCTATTGATATAGGTACTGTAGAGTCTGGTCAAATTACTATTGAAGCTATACAAGATGTATTTCAATCAGCCGCAGTAGCTTATGTTACACCAGTTAATTCTACTTGGGTTTCTCCTATTTCTGCTCCTCTTGATGCTCCTTATCAACTATTAACAGAAATTCCTTACTATGTTGTAGCTAGATTACAAGGTGATGCTTATGCTCAAGGAATAGTAACTACATCTACTTTCTTTGCTATGGCTGCTGCTGCTCCAACACAAGATAGTATACAAGCAGGTATTTGGTGCGATGCTACAGGTAGTTATGTTGCTAAAGGTACATTAGATTTTTGTGCAAGCGCACCTTTAACTACTGCTATAGATCAACTAACTACCACTTTAACTTTAGGTACAATTATTAATCCTACCTATCTTACTATAGGTAATTTCTTACAAATAGACAATGAACTTATGGGTATTGTTGCTGTTTCTTCTAACTTAATTACAGTTACTAGGGGTGTATTAGATACAATACCTGCAAATCATAGTATAGGAGCTAGAATATTTGCTTGGGATGATTATTTTGGTTCAGATAATCAAGCCTATCTATTAGCTGAAACTATACATGTTAAGATAACTACTT